AAAAAGCCACCCCTTGCGGAGTGGCGATATAGTTACGTTGCCTTAGTGCAACTATTGAGTATGTTTAGCTAGTACGTATTCACGCAGGCGGTTAACACCAAACGTGGAACGCATAAACTCTAAATAAGGTTTGCTTGCCTTTTTCTGATTACATTTCTGACAGGCTGGTACGATATTTGACGCGATGGTCTCTCCGCCAGCACTGCGAGGGATAACATGATCGAGAGTAAGATTAGATAATTCATAAGTTTCTCCGCAATAAACACATGTACAGTCAAAATGCTCTTTGAGGGCTTTACGCCACAGCTTTTTAGACATAGAACTGTTCATGGCAATCAAGTTTTGTATGTAGTGATCAGGTGTAGGAAGCAAGGGTGTCATCAGCGATAGCGTTTATTATTTCCGTGACCATTACGAGCACGATTAATTTTCATAGATTCACGTTTTAGGCGTCCTTTACTGTCATGAGACATGTCAGGACCACCTTTGCCATAAACACCGGCTTTACGCCGTGCTTTATTTAGACGAGATCTATACGCTGATTTTCCAGGTTTCTTGTTATATGACCGCATATAGCTGCGGTGTTTTTCTGCTGCTGCAGGGTTAGCTGCGTAGTATTTAGAGGTTCTACCTTTTTCCATAAAGACGGGACTGAACCATTTCAGGATCTACCTTTGGAAGGATGGTGGAGAGTTTGTCTAGGGGGTTACCGTCAAAAGCAACCCCAGAGATGTCATTCTTATGTAACCAATCGCAAGCTGCCTTCAGGTCCTGAGCTGTAGCCTCGCCGCTTTTAATCCGCTTAAGGAACTCAGTAGTAACTAGATTATGCAGCTCATTAAATTGGTCTTCAGTAGCTTTGCGTTTAGCCATATCACAGAAGTTTGGAACGAATCATTGCGACAGCTTGGTCGTCAATAGTGTTGTCAGTTTGCTTAGCCAAAGCTGCAAGCAAATCAATCACAAGTTTCTTGACAGCACGAGACTGAATAAAAGAAAAGAGGATGGGACGAATAAGAGTGATCATTAGTTTTTAAGGGTGAGTTGATCTAGTTTGTTTTCAATACGGACCATGTGGTCTTCCATTGATTTGATTATGGCCGCAAGATCTGCTTTAGATACATATTTCTCTGCTATACGCAGTTCGATGCCATCAACGCGGCGATCCATTTCTCTAAAGTGATCATGTAGGGTGTTGATGCGGGTATGTAGTCTGTTAGTAAGGGCGGCCACCCCGGCGATAGCACCGAAGGTGACCGTAACTGCGGCTTCAATCATTACTCAAAGATCAGTGAATCTGTAGTGCTGAAAGAACCGCTTACAGCGTCGGGAGTGAATACAATGGAGTCAACACCCGCATCAGCAGAAACAGGCGTGTTAGCGGAGCTTGTAGAGGCCTCTGAGGGCTCTTCGGGCTCTTCAACTACAACGGGAGGTTCCCATTCAGAGAAAGCTGCAGAGGTAACGTACTCAGCAAGTTCAGCTGTTGTAGTCGTGGCTTGGATAGCCGTTTCTTTGGTGTTGCTGTAGGTACGAATCTCAGCACGACGATCAAGAACGTCTTGCGGGATAGCAGAACCGTTCTCAGCGTTACGAGTGACGTACCAATCACTAGGAGCCAACAGGCTCCCAGCAATCTGTTTAACGTTGCTGACCCACAGGTCTACGAGACCCGTGTGATCTTTGGGATTATCGACACCCCAGTAGAAGCGTTGATCCCAGGTTGGACGTACAGGGCCAGGTACTTCAGTGATGCCAATGCGCTGCTTCTCTTCCAGTGTTGACAGACGAAGCCAGTTAGCTGGATAAGAAACACCCGCATGAGAAAAAGCCCTGTCATATTGCAAGGGCTTACCATCGAGAATAAGCATAATATTTATGTTTTTGAATTAGACGGCGCGAGCGTATTTAAATGGATTTTCAGCAAATGCCATAAACACAAGTCGATGACCGCTGGTATAGCTGTAGCGTAGTTTGATTCCATTAGACAGGAAATCAAATTCACGGAAAGTAAGCTCAGCGTTGCTTAAATTCGGGAACAAAAGCTCTCCTGCAATGTTGTCAGGATGATCACGTTCAGCATCAATAATTCCCCAGTTGCCAGTTGCATCTGCGTTTTTCCAAATTAAAAAACGGGGACGGAATCCGGTATACGCGAATCCGCCATTACTAGAACCTGTGCCAAGCACCGTGCCAACGGCTGAATAGCCGGATACAGGCGCAAAGCAGTAGGCCACCATATTTCCAGAATTTGTTGCTGCTGCGCTACCAACACTGAAAACAGAGCTAGTAGGTGCAGTGTTGTTATACGCTGCTGCATATGTCTCAGCTGCAGTCGTTCCATACAAATAAAGCGTTTTAGCTGGGCTAACTGCACTGTGATATGCATACATACCTAATGAACCGCTATCCCGTCGCTTCAGAATCATGAACTCAGGAGCGGCGTTTAGACCATGGCCGATAGTCGCATTAGCGCTTGAACCGCTCCAGGTAACAATCGAGAACCCAGCAGACTGATTGGCGCGGACAGTTGATTGGATGCTGCCATTATTATTTGTCGCCGTTGTCGTTCCAGCGTCCCAGGTCCACGCAGCCCAGGTTCCAGATCCATTTGCACCTGTATCAGTACCTAAGCTGAAACCGTCGCTATTAAATGCAGTGACACCAGAGACTGTTTGTTCAGCAGAAGTACTATTACTACTTAAGTAATTATTAGCGCCTCTAACAATGTCAAACAATCCGTGACTTGAAGCTGCGCTGCGGTGTTTGTACCACACAAAATCAGGGCTGTGGTTGATGCCAGAAATAGTTTGAGCGGTTCCGCCGTTTCCGTTGTACAAAGTTACATCCATCGCCGTCGAAGGATCTTCAATTGTTGGGTCCGTCAAATTGGTTGTGCAGAGTGACTTGTATCCTGTTGGTGGCGTATACGCAAATGGACGTTGGCCGAAGTTAAATACAGCAGTTTGATTATTAGCACCCACTGCATAGAAATAAGGACCAGATGTCAATCCCGAGAATGCAACTCCCTGACTGACTCCATTTTTGTAGAAAGTTAGATTACCATTGTCAGCGTCAAATGCGATACCAATGACATCACCTACTCCATAAGTTGCGCCGTAGTTAGAGTATGATCCGTTATTATATTTTTGTCCACTGCCTCCGTAATACATCCAACCATTAGCATCACTTCCTAAGTAAGAATTGAGGTTTACAGCATCTTTAGCAATACCAGGTTCTGGAAAAAGGCCGGCGGTAAATTCATACTCGCAGTACCATTTACCACTACTCATTCCAATAGTGCCAAGAGAAACGAAATTAGAACCTGATGGCAAATAATATTTAAGATTACCATCAGACAAAGTCACACCTGAACCAGATTTTAAAGGATTCAAAGTGCAATAGTTGCCACCTGAATTTCCATTCTCAGATTCGTAGTTCGTCGGTGTGTCGATCAGGCTGTCAATAATCTCGCCAGGCGGCTTATCTGCAAATGCCATGTAGATGTAAGTGCCACCGGATGTATTCGTTCCAGCGTTAGTTGTTGTCAGCTTAAATCCATCATCCAAGAATTGAACGACATTCTGAGAGGTATCACCAATCGTGCTGAGCTTGTTTTCTTCACCCGAATCGTTGGCTGCAAGTTTTAACGTACCACCGCGGACATTGTCAATCATTATCCAGTAGTTAGCAGTATCTGTCCTTTTAATAATTACAAACTTTGGTTTAAAACCAGTTGTAATCGTCTTGGGATTAGTTCCGCCGCTATAACTATCAAACTTAGAAAATCCTGGAACCTCTGACCAGCAGTAGGCGACATAATCATCCCCATTGTTACCTGTATAACTGTCGCCAGATACAGTAACAACTGAAGAGTTAGGTGAAGTATTACCCCAAACATTGTAGGTATTCAAACCAGCATTACTGTCAAGCATCAAGTATTTAGTATTAGGAATACTTTTGTGCCATACAGTCCACGCTGCGGAGGAGTTACGCCTCTTTACAATCACAAATTGTGGTGGAGAATTCAAGCCGTGGCCGAACGTTCCTCCTTCTGTGCCTGTATAAGTGGCGATCGAAAAGCCGTAAGCCTGGTTTGCACTGACAGAACTTGTGATCGAACCATCGGTGTTGGATGACGCCGTTCCACCAGCTTTCCAGCACCAAGCCACATACGTTCCACCTGAAGCGTTACCGCCGTTATCGCTAGTTAAAGTGAATCCGTTCGTATCAAACGATGAGAGTCTAGGTCCACTAGTAAATTCTGCACCGGTGTAATCACTTTGAAGAACCGCTGATGCGCCACGCACCACATCTTGAATGTTATGGTTTCCAACCGAATCGCGTCGCTTCAGCCACACCAAGTCTGGCTGGAACGCGAGGCTATTGATTGATTGCGTGCTGGCAGTACCCGTGTAGGTAACAACATCCATGCCTTGACTTACATCAAGCTGTGGCTCTGCAATCAAATTATTCGTCGTCCAGTTATTTCCTGGCCGATCCGCAAATGCTGCGTAGATGAATGTATCACCAC